CTAGTTTGTAATTCTGCTACATACCACGCAGTAAGTGCTATACAACCGCCTATATCGTTAGCGTTATGTAATTTATCCCATTCTTCTTCTACTAACTTAGATAAGTTCCAAGCGTTTATGCCGTTAGCCCTAGCGTCTGCTAATTTATTGCTAATGGTTTCTACGGCAAGTTTTGCGCTTTTAACTTTTACCGTAGGTAGAAGTTCTTTATTTTCTGTATTCTGTTTTATGTATTCTGTATTCTGTATTCTGTATTCTGGCTCCGTTAATAACGGGTTATCCCACCCGTCATCATTAGAACCATTTTCCGTATTGGCGTGCCGTTCTCTATAACGCTTTTGCCTTTCTCTTAATGATTTGCGTTTTTCATTTACTTGTTCTTTACTGGTTTGATGTGTTAAATAATCGTGAATTATGTAACCGTCCAAACCATTATCAGGTATTAACCACAATCTAGCCTTTAATAATTCTGCAATAGAGGTTTCTGTGCCTAATCTTTCTGCTACAAATATTGGAATATGCCCGTCGGTCAAATAACGACCTGCGTAACATAACCCTTCTATATGTGTGCGAAACGCTTTATCCGATAACCCAATTACTTTTGGGTGGTCAGCAAACGCATCATCTATTTTTATCCATGCCATTTTCTACACCCCAAGCAGTAGTTCATAACTCGGATATCTTTTTCGGCTATTTGATAGTCGGTAGAACAACTGGCGCATTTAACTGTGATTAGTTTTTCCATTACTTCACCGTTAATCGCATTGATGCTTCGCCCTGTTTCTTTGGCACTTCACCCATAGCCTTTTTGACGGCTTCTTCATCTATGGAACTACGACCAGCCACTTCCGACCATTGAACGCGGTTGCCGTTGGGTGTAACTCCATTTATGCCTTCTAAGTAGGCTTTAATGCCATCTTTTTCTTCTTCTAGGTGTTTTATATCTTCCGAAATAACTAGATACTTTTCAATAGCACCTACGGTTTGATTATCCGTAATAGTTATCTCGGCTTTTTCTTTTCCCTTACCACCACAATTCTCGCCATAATACGAGCAGTAGAACTTACAGAATTGAGCCGCATATCTTTCGGGTTCTGGCGCTTTCTCCATATCTTGAACTTCACGCAACCACTTTAACCCTTCTAAGGCAATTGCCTCGTTATATTCTTCTGTGTGCATTTTTATATTACGCTCATCACCATCTCTAGGAATACCAACCAGTGTTACAGTTTTTGGTTCGTGTCCGTTCTTAGATAATAAATAAGCGTATAACTGAACCTGCGTGCGTTGTTGTGTGCTTGGAAAATACGAAAGATTTTTTAACTTAGTAGTTTTCCAATCTATAACTGCACCCACGCTGGGTATATATAAATCTATATGCCCTTTTAGTCCGTCATACTCAACTGCTTCTTCTAACCAGTAATCTCCCCAGTTAGCCGCATTATCCTTCACTAATGCTTCCTCAATCATTTTATGAATTGCGGTTCCCATTAGTGCTGGTAGTTTCAAGGTTTCGTTTGTCTTAGTAGTTCCTTGAATTTGTAACCAAACCTGCTTACGACAACCACCGATTTGGGAAACCCCAATTTGTGTTTGTTGTGAGCGTTCTCGGTTATTATCGTAAGTTGTTAATGCTTTCATTAACATCTCATCTATTTGCATTTTTGCCCCTATTCTTAATTGCCTTCTTGGTTTTGTTTGTCACCTTTTGAAGTGTAACGGAGTTATTATTAGAACTGGGTGTTGTAATAATTTCGTTATTTGGTGTTATGGCGTTATTAATTTCAGCCGTTTCAATAATAATTGGCTGAACTATTGCTTCTTTGGCGGCAATTGCCATTTCTAATTGACCAGCGTAATTTCTTTGTTGGTCAATTTGCCGTTGAAGAATATCTATTTGTGATAACGGTAATACATCAACTACGCCAGTTGTTGCATTAACTATTACTTTGTTACAACCGCCTAATGCGCAAGGGTCGGTTTGTGGTCTTTGTGGTGCGTTTATTATTTGTTGAACTGCCTGTTGGACTTGTTCTAATGAACCACTTGTTCCAAATGAACTATTAGCCGTTTGTATAACTACTTGATGAGTAGGTGCTACTGGCGTAATTCTTACTGGTTCAATATATGCAACTCTTGGCGGTGCGTCCCTATAAGTAACAACGCCAGTTGTGCAATTTACTTCAACTTCACAAACGCCGCTTGGACAGTTTGCATATGCAGGTGTGTTTGTAAAAACAACTGCCGACACCGTAAGTGCCATTATTATTTTTGCCTTCATTTTTGCCCCTTATATTTCTAGTGAAGCCCTAACGGAAGTTCCGATAGAGCGTGCTATATCTACTTGCGTTCTGATGCGTGTGGCGTTAGCACGAGCCGCTTTGACCGTTGCTTCTGCCGTATTTAACGCCTTAAATTGTTCTTGACTAGCCAATAAAGCGTAATCTTGAACATCTTGCACTCGCATTTTTTCGGTAGATAACTTCATACGAGAGCGTGCCATTTCTATTTCATAATCTGTTTTAGCCTTATGGTAAATATATTCAGCACTCTCTAAAAATTGATGACTTTCATCAACTTCTTTGCTAAGTGTTACCAGCCTATTTTCTATACTCTGTGGCGTTACCATTTAGTTTTTCCTTTCCTTCATTACCGCATACCGAGCATTGCGCCAATGGATTTGGTTTCCAGTTAGCGCAATACCAGCAACGGAAAGGTTCGTTAGAGTTCTGCTTTAGCATTATTGGCTACACCCACAATAATTATGAGTGCCTCATCTTGACTAAAACCAGCCATAACTAAATTGCCATATAGTTCAAACAATTTATCTACTGATACATCTAACAACGGTTTATCGTCAAACGATTTATGTTTAACTTTAACAGTTGTTGTTTGTGTGCTAGTTGTTTTGAAATTGGATAGGAAATCTAACCAATCTTTGCTTATATCTTGCGCCATTATTTGCTCCTTATCGTTCTTAGTTCAAACACTCTTTCCCATTGTGGGTTTTCGGTAATTAATAATCGTGCGTAATAAGGCGCATAATTATTATTTATTTTGAAATCAGAGTTAGGGTCATCTGTTTCCATGTAGTAATTCCAGCGTAAAACTTCAAATAGCATATTTATGCCTACCCGTTTTCTACCCCGATTTACCATTTCGCCTGTCATAGATTTCAATGCCAAATACACCTGCGGATTACGATTATGGAACTGTTCAAATCGTTCCGCAGGTGTAAGTTCGGTAGAGAAATCAAGTTCCATAAGGAATTGATTAGCCATTAGTTGTATTGCCTTCCAATATGGTTCTTCTCTCCATTATTTCTGCTCGGAGAGTAGTAAGTCCATTATTATTAGGTGACTCAAACTCTAAGTCCAAAACGGTTTTATATGCGTTAAAACTTTCACGTAATTCTTCAATCGTTTTATGCTTAGTTATTATGTCAAGAACTGTAAGAAGTTCAGGAGTTTGGTCAATTTGTGCCTCTTGAACTACTGGTTTAAGTTCAACCACAGTTTTAACTGCTGATATAGGTGCGTCAGCCTGTTCCATTTCCTCTGCGGCATATATACCTGAGAGGTCATTAGGAAATGCCTTACGGAGTGCTAATGCTTCTGCGCATTTAGCAATCATTGTGTCGGGCATTTTTTTCCATATTGGAGAGCCAGCGTTATAACTATCAAACTTCGCTACGCCCCATGCAGGTTCTGTCCAACCTTTACGCCAAACACCTACTTTTGCGGCAGTTGGCGGAGTTTTTTCTAACCATACATCTGTCCATGCGCCATCTTCCCCACACCAATACGGACCCGATTGTCCAGCGTATTCGCCTGAGCGTTGTGCCACTATGCGCAGACCATCAATAGATGCTTGAATGGTGAAACGACCACCTCTTTCAATCATATATATCTGCCTAGCAAATGGGTCTAAGCCAGTGCGTTGTGAGTAATGGAGAAATACGGCTAGTTCCGCTTTGGGAGCGTTTGCTAACCCTATTTGTTTTAGTGCGGCTAGTTGTTGGTCAGACCAAAAACTTTGCTCACTATTGAGTGATAGTGCTGAGTTGCTCATTTGTGTCCCTTTCTAGGTTATTGAACTCAAAGTAAAGTCTGCCTGTTGTTATGCCTTCGTCTAATGCGTTGGCAACCTCACGCAGAACTGGTGAATTGTGGATACTCGCCAAAACGGTGAGTTCCACAATCCATTCTTTAGTGGTATTAATATCTAAAGCCACTTTATGCGTCTTTCTTTTCTCTTGCTATACGCAAACGCAGTAATTGTGGTTCAAGTTCTGCCAGCGTAAGAGCGTCAATGATGGACTCTTCCGCTTTGGCTTTTACTTCTGCGTTGCGTTCTTTAGTAGTCTGCTTTTCAATCCCAGTTTTATATGGAATCTCCACGCTGATTACTGCTTTCACCGTTGTCTTTGCCATGTAGTGCCTTCCTTTATATCTGCGCCGTGTTGCGCAAATGCTGTTGTATTAAACAAATGCCTAGAACCAAGCCACTTTGCACTCGGTTGTAGTTGCATTTGGTCGTAAATCGCAATCAATATAGAAATGAGTTGCGAAAGAGTGAATAAAAAAGCCACCGATAATAGCCAATACAAATACAACTCGTTTGCCACGAATAGTTAGTTTGTTTGGATTACCGTTGGCTTTAATTAAATATAGAACCATTGTCCCGAAGAATAAGGAAAATAGAACGCCTAATAAAGTGTTTATCATTTGGGTTTGCCTCCATTACTTATGGTAGTTGTGTTAGATATTTTGTCCAGTATTTATTAAGTGCAAGTCGTTTTAGTTGTTAGGCTTAATAGAATTAAAACGATTTAAAGAACGGTAGGCGGTCTAGCACTTATGGGTAATAGTTATCTATACCCACTTGCCACTAAACCGCCTACAACGAACCTATGACTTATAGGAGATTAAGAATTTTGTTCTTAAAGTTATCTCCTGCGCCCGTAACAATTCTGATAGCCCTAGCAGTTTCAGGGTTCTTGTCCCTAATAGGCTTAGCCCAATCAGAATATTCGGTGAAGGCGTTATATGCCGCCCACTTAGTTTTGGCGATATTTAATTGCGTTGGTGCTTTCCATAATCCGTTAAGAGTTCCACGAGCCGTTTCCGCTAAGTTGCGTGCTCTTGGACTTTCTTCATCAATAGGAAATACCGTTTCCACTAACGAATAAAATTCCTTATCCGTCATTGGTTGGCTTAGTAATAACTCGGCTTGCTTTTCAAATTCTTCTGCGTATTTGAAAGTAATGCCAAGTGTTTCACGAGCCGCTTGAATTTTGCCATTAACCTTTGGAGTATGGCGTAATGTATAACTGGATTGTGCGCCTTTTATAGCGGCAGTTAATGTGTTTTGGCAGACCACTCTGATAGGCGTAACCATCACAGTAAATGATGATGTGCCGTCATGTGTGTTCCACGCCATTAAATACAAATCAATATTGTCCACTTTACCGATTTGTAATCCGTTAGGCATTTTCATGGTCATAAATACTTTGCGACCATTATCAATAGAACCAGCAGTTTCAAATACTGCGCCACTTTCGTCAGCAACATTATTTAGAAACTCAAACGCTTCCAAGTTTTGAACTGGTGTGTATCTGTTACCAACAACGCCAAGTGCTTCGGCTTTGGTGGTTTTTGGGTGATAACGGTATGTCATGAATTTATCTTTGTAGATAATTTCTTCCATAGAGTTTTCTACCATTGTGTTGCCATTATTGAACATGGGAACCATTGTTGTAACTGGGTCCTCTGATTTAATAACTTGCCAATCAAGTTGCGCCGTTTTAAGCGCATCTTGGGCAGTTAGTGCGTCTGCGGTAACCGTGCCAAGTTTATGCCACGCTACCTCTCTTGCAGTAAAGAAGGCGGTTGTGCCGTCCTCAAACTGCTCTAGATTATGTGCCATTATATTTTTGCCCCTTCGGTTGTTGGTTGTTTGTTTAACTCGTTAGCCATATCTTGCGCAATTGCGTAAGTATCTCCAACGAATGCTGGTGGTGGAAGTATCATTGCTATCTGTATATTTGAATTTGTAAATCGTGCTTTGTTATACCATTTATTAAATTGTGAAAACTTAATAACGGCGTGTTGGTGAGATTTGATTAAACCATTTAATTTGGCGTAATCGTGATAATGGCCGCCTGGTGAGCAGACCACATAACTATCTGTATCGGTGTTTTCCATTTATTTGCCTTCTTTCTGTTAGTGGGTTGGTTGGTTATTCTTGTTCAACATCTTGGCAATCAAACTCTTCAGAAACTACTTCGGCATCTTCTCCTGCTTCTGAAGCATCAAAACTAATAGATACTGAACTAAGTGCTTTATGTTCTGCATCTTCATCACTATCAGCCTCAATACCTTGAATAAATACTTCAATGGTAACTTTGGCTCTATATGTAAATTTGATTGTGTCTGCGCCAATTTCTTGTAATAAATCGTTGGCTTCTTCCAAATCAAATTCAGCCGTAGCATCTTTATCGCCATCAAATTTATCTTTGAAAGCGGTTAATACGGATTGTTGAATTTTGCTGACTTCTCTTGATTTATCAATTGCTTGTTTCCGTAAATTAGCAATTAACTCTTCAATATCTGCTATTGATGTTGGGTAATCTGTTCCATAACCTCTAACATCAAGAGCAACCAACTGTGTTTGTTTTGCGGTTAGTTCTGTTTCTGTTGTCATTTTTTGTCCCTTATTTGTTTTGCTGATGAGGCTCATCAGTAGTGCCGTTTAGCACTAGATACGGCAGGATTAAAGATTTGCTGACTTCCATGCCGTATTTCGCCTTATATATGCGATTTATGAATGGCGTATTGACCTAATTTGTTACCACTTACAATTAACTGGTCTGCTACTTTCATAGCCATTTCATAGTTTTCAGATTTGATTGACTTAGTAAATAAATCACTCGCTAAATCAATAAATGCCAAATCTGCGTCAATATCCAAAACTGGTTGAATTTCTGGACATTGTGGACAATCTGTATTACGGAATTGAATTACTTTACCCATTATTCCACCACGACCCATTTGTCTGCGGTGCGGAGTAAGTTGTCGTAATCTCCCGACATACTGTCCATTGTGTATTGAGTGATTTCTTCCTTAGATGCGCCAGCCTTTTGTAAGCCACGCTTAACTGCCGCCATGATTGCAAATGCGTTACCATCTTCACCAGTTAATTGAACGGTAACATTGTATTTAGGTGTATTACTCATTATGCGTTTGCCCCTTCCATTTTCTTTTCTGCTTCTAATTTGGCGTTTGCCAAAATAGCGTCTATCTCTGTTTGTGTTAATTGATTACTATGACCAAAACGATTTTCGGTCATAATTCGTTTTGCCTTATTAACAAACTTAGTGCGAGATGTATCTGAAACATTAGTAGTTAAACCAATGCGTTTGCGGACATCTTCAAATGATAAATAAGTATCATCTGTTTTGCCATCGCCCATATACATTTTTAAGGTTGCGCCTTGTATTGCTTCCCATAACTTAACTCTTGCGTAAAACTCACCAACATTTTTATCGGTGATTTCACCTAAATCAACGCCGATTGTGTACCAAATAATTGCGTTGGTTATTGGCCATTCTGTATCGCTTTGTAGTTCTACCATCTCGTTGCATTGTGTTATGTCCCAATTTAGTGCCATTTGATTTGTCCCTTTCTTAAAAAACTGCCTACGATTTGCAGACAATTTGTAGTGCGTTTATTTATGCGTTTATTTCTTGATAGCCACACGCAGTTTTAAATGTGTTGCGGTTAAAGCGTGGGTTTTCTGTTTCTAATGCGCCAATAAATCGCCAAGTTAAGGAATCAGCAATTTGGTCGCAATCGTTATTACTACCTCTAATTGAACTAATTACGGTTGCAATTAATTCGTAGTCGCTTTTTGTCATTGTCATTTTTGTCCCTTTCGGTTAATAGGCTTCCATCTTCAGTAACCGTTGCCTAAGCGGTTAGACGGCGCTGACTTTTAGTGCCAACGCCGTTTCGGAATATTTATGTCCCTAGTTATTAAGAATTTGTGGAATGTGTACCACTATCGGTGTGCCAAACCGACCTAAGAGGTAATTCTCCATACCGACTTCCGCCTTATTTGGATTGCGCTGATTAGCAACTACTGTGGGTGCCTTTTCTGTCACTGTCTAGGACTTACCCGTTGCGTGCGTTCCCTTATTTGCGTGTCATAACTCCGTGTAATGTGTTATATCGGCTAATTGTGAACTTTGCCGAATACCGAAAATCTGCCTATATTTTGTTAGCGTAATTAATAGCGACTAACGCTTATTGCTGGCTATTTTCGGACTTGCACTTTGTTACTGGATACTCTGAACGGAGCAAATAAATAACTAATTTGCCTACCGTTTATGCCTCCCATATGTCAATAGCAAAACTCAAACTCGCCAGAGCGGTGCGGTCCCTTGGGATTAATGCCGATGCCTTCACCGAGTTTTTATTTTGCTATTTAGTTGTCATGTAGTTTCGTGTGGGTAATTTACTTCTCTAGTCCCTAAGTTGGGGTGCCGAAGCGTTAATCCCCTGCCGTTTTAACGGGTAAAGGTTTGACTAGATTTTCTAAAACCACTATTTAATTTTTTTACTACTAAGAGAATTGTATCACACCACGCCGAAGTGGGTTTTAGAGGGTCATTTAAACGCCGTAGAAGCCCCATAGGGACACGCAAATAATGAAGTGGTAGGTAGATACAAAACCAGTAGTGCTAATGGCAGGTAGTCGGCATTTGTTCGTTCCACGACACATTACAAGCGCATAAACCATTACACGCCAGCCTATTTGATTATCTATGCTGAGGCGTATCTATACTTATGCCTATGGCTAATCCATATTCTCAGATATCAATTCGTTGTGGCGGTTTAGTTGTTGAGTTAGGAACAGAAACTCAATATCCCGACATGATTGATGATATGGCACGCCGTTGTTTAGATACCTTTAAAGAAGCGGCAAGTATTGCTACGGAACACGGTGTAGATATTTCTGATATGCGGTTAATTACTACCGATTACGGCGATGAACTAGAAGAAGAATAATGTGTCTCAGTTGCGGCAGTTGCGGTAAAGAACACGCACCCACTATTGATGATGCGGTTGATGCCGTGTTAGATAGCCCGATTTAATCCAACCAAACTTTATATTCTGCGGTAACACGACCTTTGATTGGGTCAATAAAATGCAAACGCTGGCTTGGTATTGCGCTGGCGGCTAATAAATCTCTGGCATATCTATTATCGCTTTCTGTGCTACCTGTTTGATAAATAGAACCTAATCCATTAGCCATTGGCCAACAAGCATGGGTGTGATAATGCCCTACATATACATCTCTAAACTCCCAAGGATATGCGCCTGACCGCCAACGATTAGCGTGTTGAACAATGGCTGTCGGAGAAGCAAAGCCATTTCTTCCTACTTCATCACCATGTATTAACAACGCACGGTAATTACCAATTTCAACACGCTGGACATCATCTGGACAATCTTGCCAAGTTAATCGTTTTTCGTCAGCCAATAACTGGCGTGCCAATTCGTAGCACATACGGTCAATATTATCGTTGCGTGGAACATCTGCTCTTTTATTACCAATTCTGCCGTGATTACCCCACTCCGCTACCACTAATACATTTTCGTAAATGGCGAGCGCTTGCCTAATTGTTTCAGTAATTAATCTTGATACTGTTACATATTGTTCAAATAAAGTTGCATCTACTTCATGTAATTGTGCTGGGTAATTAAATAAACCTTCCACCATATCGCCACCAAATAACACAACAACATCTTTAACTGGGTGGTCAGCACGCTGGATTTCTGTAATACGGTGCGCTTTCTTAATAAACTCATTTACACGAACACGCATTATTTGTGAGTTATATGTGGTTGTCTTTTTACTTCCTTGCCAATCCGTCATATGCCATAGCGCAATCTCGGTAGATTTTTTACGCTTATCCATAATGGGTGCTTCAACTGTTTTAATTGCGCCCATAGCCAATGTGGCATCTTTAGCGGCTTGTATGGTTGCTTCTACTAATTCTTGTGTTCTATTTTTTGCATCTTTTAATTGTTTTTGTGTTCTTACTAACGCTTTACGCAATTCCACCACATCATCGGATTCAATACCCTCTGGTAAATCAGCAAACCTTTTTTCAAGCGTCATTTGATATCTCCATACCGTGTTGGGTATAACCAATTTTATCTAGCCAGTTATCTTCGTGTAATGGATTAGATACACAACGAATTGTTTTACCTGCGTCATACATAAGTGCAACAACAGTTGGTGATATATCTTCAATTTTTAATATTGCGCCCCACATACGACCTATCGCCGCAAAATTAGTTTCAGCATCACCATGTATTTGTTGTCTATCCGCAAGAATATCTTTTACTCTTTGGGACATTTACACATGCCTTTTCTATGCGCCCTAATGGATTCATTACTACTCTTAATGCCTTCTGCTCTTAATGCCATTAAAACAAGATTGTATGAATAACCTTTAGTCCATGCATCATCTAACGCTTTCTTATTCTCTTTTGTTAAACCTTGATACATAGTTTGATAAGCACAAAAACCCTCTGGCTTCATTCTCTTAGCCACATTTTCTGCAAGTCTGTCCGCTAAACTCATATCTCCGCCTTTCTCGTTTACCGAAGCATACACGACAAAGTGCATACGCTCGTATTCACGACCCGTGTTTCAGTTCTTACTTATCCTCGCACAAGTGGCACATCTACGACCACGCTGACCTTTTACATATCTAGTATTTTCTGGCGTAAATTCATGACCATGTTTGCAATGAGTTCTGGCGCTACGAGCCTTAACTAACAAACTTCTTTTTATATTATTAGATTGAGTAATGGCTTGTAAGTGGTCAGGATTAACACAACTAGGGTTTCGGCATATGTGGTCTATTATTAAATCTGGCGGTATAACACCTTTAGTGCGTTCATAAATCCATCTATGCGCAGTTACCGTTTTGCGGTGTTCATTACTAAATAATCCATAACCGCTTTTAAGTTTAGAGGCGTTCCAAATCCAGCACCCGTTATCGGATACTGTAAATTTTTTATAAAACCTTCCGATTATATTCATTATAAATGCCTCTGCCTTAGCGATT